ACCTCTGGTCTACGATCGGAAGACCTGAAATGAACATGCCGGCGTTAAAACTGGATACAGGGCTGACTGTCAGGGTCGCTTGGTTATTCGAGTCAAATACTACTGGTGTCGTAAGGTTGACAGTCCCTGTCCGGACATCGGCTATCGAGTTTGAAAACCAGTTCCACTTCTGGAATGCAATTTTTACATAAACTCTCTGATTGTAAATGGCGCACATAGGGAAATATGGCTTATCGAGACGCTCTCGGTGCTTCTTGTATCGAGAATGTCTTCGGCAAAAGAAAAAGTCGAGCGGAATGATCATATCAATCTGAGGAGTCTGTGCCAGGGCTGAAAGCGTCCCTTCGGTATAGCCTGCATTAATAGCTTTGGCCATGGCATTCTTTTCGTCCGCATCAAGGAACAACTGGTCTCGGAGGATGTACCAGTCGTCGTTCAGAGACTCGACGACTTGGCCGTCAATCATAAAATCAACCTGTTTGAATATGGCTCTACCTATCTGATCTGTATATACATTCCCTGGAGGCAGGGCCGGGAGACTACATTTGATATGAAGATTACTTATAAGGTCACCTGTAGACTTTGGGACAAGTTCCATGGTGATTTCGTGATCGATCCAAGCTGAACCAGGGAGGGGGACAATGCGCTGCGTAATTGCGAAATTGGTTGTCTGTGTATAATTTGGATCCCACATAGAATCCGCCATATTTTCATTCAAAAGAAAAGTGTCTTGTGGTCCGAAGGCGTCTAGCGCCAGGACTGAGCCTGTTCCGACACGTCCTCGCTCGAGGGGCATCTCTACAACTCACTCAGATTATTCTGCCACAGTTGCACCACGGTCATCCCCTTCAGCGTCTCCAACTCTGCGCGCGTCTTGGCCGCTTCATTCTTCAGCTTGGTCGAGTGCTCGTCCGTGTACTGATATGTCTTGATACTGAGCAGGTAGTCGTACTTTGAGTCAACCTTGGGAAACTTTGCCGCCTCAATCTGGCTCGTCACATCGGCCATGCTCTTCCGGAAAACCTTGATCCGCTCGTCGCAGACCATATCGACGAATCGAGCCTTAGCCTCCAGAATACTTGTTCGCTGAGTCAACTCATCGACCAAGTTCTTCTTCCGCAGCTTGTAGAACAGCATCCGCATCTCCACATAGTCCATCAGGATCTCCTCCGGCGTCTCGTATTTCTTGATACCCTTGTGAGTCATCAGGTACATATTGCTCGTGTGGATCGCCTTTTCCAGGCCGAGCTTTTTCTTGTCCGCACCCCAGACCAAAAAGTCAACATCCGTCTCTGTCGAGTGATTCTCGTACTTGAGCTCCAGCTTTTCCAGCTTTTCCTTGAAATCCTGGGTCCAGACTCCGGGAGGCAACTCTGTAATCCGGATCGCGTCATCCTCCTTTTTCCAGACACCCTTCATAGTCCACGTCGTTTCATTCTTCTGGACAACCTCACCCTTGAATCCGCGGAACCAGGGCTTCATCTTGTACGGCGCCTCCTTGTTCAGGATCCGCAGGATATTTCGCTTGATATCAGCCGGGTTGTATGGAGGAACCGTGCAGCTGAAGCCTGTGCCGATACCCTCTGCACCATTCACCAGGATCATCGGTAGAATAGGCAGGTAAAACTCGGGCTCAACCTTGTCACCGTCTTCGAGTACATACTTGAGGACTGCATTGTCGCGCGCATCGAAAAGCTTCGCAGTCTGTGGACCGAGTCGAGTGAAGATGTAACGAGCGCTGGCCGAATCCTTGCCGCCCATAAGCCGAGTGCCAAACTGACCCGACGGCTCGAGCAAGTTTAGGTTGTTCGCACCCATAAAGTTCTGGGCCAGGTTCACGATCGTCCCCTGCAGGCTCGCTTCGCCGTGGTGGTACTGGGTCTGCTCAGCGACATAGCCGGCCAGCTGCGCCACCTTCATATCGCTCGTCAGATTCCTCTTCAGACACGAAAAGATCACCTTGCGCTGGCTCGGCTTGAGGCCGTCTGCAAAGTGCGGGATACTCCGGTGGATATCTGCGGCTGAAAAGTTGGCCATGTCACGATAGATGAAGTCGGTCACCGACAGCTTGTTAATCTTGCCGTAAGGCACGTTCGGCGGCTTTTCCTCCATGTGGCCGCGGAGCCATTGCTTGCGGTGGTTTGCGTGATCCTTGGCGAAAGCGAGCGTCATCGACTTTTTCGTCTTTTCATCCTGTTCAAACTGAACAGTCAGACGCTCGATCTGGCGAAAGTACTCCTTGGCTTCAGTGCTTGTCGAAGTGCCCAGACCCTTGTAGTACTTGACCTGGCCGCGGACATCGGCTGCCCGGAAATCCTCCTCTGTGAAAAACCAGGTTGAACCCGCCTTGATCACTGGCGTCACCATCGCACAGACATACCCAAGACCTACAAGCGAAGGCCAGAAGTGCTGGAACATATTCAGAACCAAGCCTTTGATATGGCTCCCGTCAAGATCCGCGTCGGTCATGATGAGGACGCGTCCGTAGCGCAAGGTTTTAGTGGAGCTATATTTCACACCATGCGCCAGGCCCAGAATCTTTTTGAGGTTGTTAAGTTCTTCGTTTGCACCCACCTTGGCGGTCGAGGCATCCCGTACGTTTGTCAGCTTTCCTCGAAGTGGAAACACGCCAAACTTGTCGCGACCAACAACCGACAGCCCTGCTACTGCAAGGGTCTTGGCGGAGTCTCCTTCGGTCAGGATCAAGGTGCACTGGTCAGACTTGGCGGTCCCGGCCCAGTTGGCGTCGTCGAGCTTCGGAATCCCCGTCAACCGAACCCGCTTGACCCCGTCATTCTTCTTAAGCTCGCGGATAGCCTTTGCTTGGATAAGAGAGTCAAGGGTGTCCTTGAGCCCGTTCGACATGAGGTCCTTGATAAACTTGGGCGGGAAGGCGACAGCCTTGATGTTCCGGCTCGTCATCTCTGTCTTGGCCTGGCTGGAGAATGTGGGGTTCACTGCCGTGCACTTGATAAATAGCCAGAGAGACTGCTTGACTTGGTGCGGCGAAATATCCTTGACCGCCTTTTTAACCTCGCCAATGATTGTCGCCGTGATATGGTCGATATGAGTACCACCTTGAGTCGTGCAGATACCGTTCACGAAGGACACCTGGCGAAAGCCATCCGGCGCTGGCGCGACGTAAACCTCCCAGCGGTCATCCTTATACTTGACGAGCGGAAGATCGGTGTACATCCGGACATACTTTTCAAAGTTCTGGGCCTCGAGCTCCTCCTCGCCCAGACTCACCTTGGCAGTTGTCCAAGCAGCCGCGTCGTAGACTCGCTTTTCGAGGATCGGCTTCATCTTTTCAAAGGTTGTACCGAAGCGGGCCCAGTCCGGCTCGAAAGTAATCCGGACCATGCTCTTGGCGCTCTTCCTTTCCTTGATGACTGGCGGGTGGCAGATCGACATGTTATTCTCCCAAGTCTGAGTGTAAACCTGACCATCGTTCACAACAACCAAGTGAAACTTTTTGCTGAAGACGTTGGTCAGCTTGGCGCCGTAGCCGTTGCGGACACCGACCACACGCTCCTGATCGTCATCATAGTTGGAGCTGGTCAGAAGATGGCCGAAGATTAGCTCCGGAACCCAGATACCAGTCTCGGCATGGCGCTCGATAGGGATGGCCGGGCCATTGTTTTCGACAGTGATCGTCTGGCCGAGGGTCACGTGAATCTTTTTGACCTCCTTGGGGTGGGTCGTCGCTTGGTCGAGGGCGTTCACCAGAATCTCGTCAAAGATCTTGAGCAGACCAGGACTGATTACGATAGGTTTCAGTTCAAAGGTTCCTTCCTGGAGGACCCAGTGACTTTCAACCTCTGGAACGATCGAACCCACGTATGAGTCCGGTCGTTTCAGAATATGCTCAACGTGAGTGAGCTTCTTATACATTTCTAGTTATGTAGAGGGGGGACCCTTTAGGCCGCTTGGGCGCGCGCTGGCCACACTTTTTACAAGGTAAGGCCCGAAGGGCCTTTTCGCGCCGCCCTCCGGAGGCTTCGCCTCCATTTTACAGGTACTTCATGGCGGCGAGCGTGATGCTAAGCGCCGTCCCGACTGCGCTTGTCGATAATGAGTCAGTCGCGACGCGGACAACTTCGTCTACAGTGATATGAGCGTGATGAACCACTACGTCCGTAACTTCTGAAGGGACGAGCGAAAGTACAGTTCCGCGGATAGCATGTTTCTTAATGAGCGCCGAGCTTCTGATGATTCGGCGAA